TTAAAAAAATATTTCATCAAGAACATCAGTAGGATATGTGTTGATTAATCCATATTTGCTATCAACAACAGTTCCTATTAATATATCTCTGTCTTTGCATATTTTAGTAGCTTTTCTCCCTATTGTCGGAGAATGATAGCTTTTAGGATTAATTCCTTTCATATTCGCATAAGCTATCACAGTAAGTTGATTACTTGTTACTGTTCTCCTTTGGTTGTTTTCAAGTCTTGACATTCCTTTTTTAAATTCTTCCACATCTTCTTCAACTGAATTTATTCTCTTTTCAACTTCGACTAAATACTGGGCATTTGCTAATAGTTGTTCTGGAATTGAAAGAGTTTTTTGTTTTCTCAAAGTTTCTTTCATTTCTTCAAATTTATTGATATAAGCAACATTTAAATCAAATGCTTTTGGAACTGCCGCTGAATATCCTCCAATCAACTGTGCTATTCCTTTTTCTGTAATTAAGTAACTTCTGTTTCTTTTTCCGCTTCTGTCCTTGTAACTGTGCGGTATATAGAACTGAGCGGAAAGTTCCGCTGAGTTAAATTTACTTGAATAACCGTCTATTTTCTCTAATAAATCTTTATGTAGTACACCCAGTTCTTCCGATACCCTATTGCTTGTTGTTACTAAAACTCCATTTATATTTTCTATATTTACTTTTATTAAATTCATACTATTTCACTCCTTATTATCTACTAATACTGTACTTTTTCCTTGCTCTAAACGTCCAAATATTATTTCCATTCCGTCTGCAAGTTCTAATATCTTTGATACTTCGCTCGACAATTCTATTACCGAACGATTTATTTTTTCCATTTTTTTGAAAATTGTACCTCTTTTATCAGCAATGTTTTCAGCTATTCTTTTTAATTCTATCCACTCATCAGCTTTATCAATAGGGATAACTAATTGAGGATTAAATATTGTATGTTTTCTTCTTTTAAATGTTTCTTCCATAGCGTGAAATTTATTGATATACAAAGCTGTGAAAATAGCTCCTTTTCTTCCAGTAAGTTTGTGAGCCAAAAATTCACACCCTTTTTTAGTTATTCTGTAACATTTTAATGTTCTTCCTATCTTGTCTTTGTACCTATTTTCTTGAAAAAAATCATTGAAAGCAATTTTGCTTTCAATAAGATATGTGAGATAACGTCCTATATCTCTTAATAAATCTGCATGATTTTTCTCCAACATTTCGGCTACTTCTCTACTGTCTAAAGTCATAGTTTCTGTACTTAAATTTACCATTGTTCTACCTCCAAATTTTTATTTATTTTCAGGGTAGAATGTGATAAAATATTCTTGCGTGGAATGTTTTATGACATACCTACCCCTTATTGCTTTAGGGCTTTAAGGGGATTTTTTATCCTTGTTTTATGGTTACAGTCTTAGCTTCATCATCATAAATTATCAGCACTTCTCTATTTTCTTCTGTTATTCCTAAAGATTTTAAAAGTGGTATTGATAAATTTATCCTTGAGCCTTTTCCTGTTCCCATTTTTCCAAAGGATATTTTGGCTTTTCTTTCCGTTTTCATATATCCTCCCTTATTAAGCCCTTATGATTTTTATAACACATAAGGGCTTAATCTGTCAACATATTTTTTTAATATATTATTTCTATTTCATCATAAGAATGAATAATTATCTTCTTTATTATTAAATTAAGTATTTGCTGCAATTCATCAAGTGTATCTTCATCGTAATTCAATAATAAATATTTGAAACTATCAAGCATATCGCTTGTAATTTCTTTTTGCTTTTCAATTTCGATATTATTTTTTATTTCTTCAATCTCTTTTTGTGATTGAGAAATATGCTTTTTGATTTCTTTTAGTTTATCTTTTGCGGTTTCTAAGCTGATTAAATCTTCGTTCATCAAATCAAGTATATTTTTTTCTTTTTCTTGAAAAGAAATAACTTGGTTTTCTTTGTGTTTTATCTCATCTATGTAATCAGCTATTCTAAATTCATAATCATTTAGCATTTTTAAATTATCGTCATTTAAAAGCTTATCTATGATTATTTTCTCTATTTTTTGAGCTATGTATCTTTTATTGCATTTTTGACAGCGATAAAAGTTTTTAACTTTACCGCTATTTCTTTCATTGAATTTATTCCCACCAAATTTTCCACCGCATTTGCAATATGATATTTTTGTAAAAAGATATGGGTAACTTTTTATTATATTTGATTGCGGTGTAGTTTTGTATATGAGTTGAATTTTTTCAAATTCTTCATCAGTTAAAATTGCAGGAAGAACTTTTTCGGTACTTGTTTGATAAGTTTTTCTTCTTCCCTTTTTGTAATTATTACTGTTTCTCCCTCTTTTCCCGAACGTTCTATATCCTGTCAATTCAGGTTTATATATCCATTCTCTTAAAGTAGGATAAGGGATATTTTCTTTTTCAGAGACAATTTTAAGACTTTTGTGCTTTATTATTTCTAAAAATATTTTTTTGTAATAATCCCAAGTTTCATCGTTTTTAACTATCAAACTACATCTCACGCCATTTAAGTTCCCGCGAATAATTTTAAACCACGGAAGTACAGAACCGCCTAAAAATCTATTCCCTGTAACAGCATAATTATACATACTATCTTTAGTTTTTTTGACAATTTTAGTTTTTTCTTCCTGCGAACCGATAAATCTTATCAATGCAGGAATGCTGTCAAATGTACCGTCAAGTTTTATTAGCCCTTCATTGACTGTAACAAGGGAAACTCCTAAATCTTTAAGGAAATATAGATTTTCCAAGCCCTCTCTGAAATCTCTTGTAAATCTATCTTGAAATAGACAGATTACGTATTTAATTTCTCCGTTGACTTTTAAATAGTTTTTCAGAGAATTAATACCAGGTCTTAGCGGATTATCTCCGTGGTCTGTATCAGTAAACGAGTTTACTATTTTAAAACTATGTTTTTCAGCAAACTCGTTTATTCTTAAATCTTGTATTTCTTTAGAGCCTCTGTCATCTTGCTGATTTGTAGAAACTCTTGTATATTTTACCGCATATTTCAAATCGTTTCCAAATTCTGAAAACATTGTTATGCTCCTTTTTTAGCTTTTATTTTTTTTTCTAATTGCTTTATTTTTAAAATCGCAAGTTTTAAATTATCCTTTTTTGTCATCTTTTCCCTCCATTAATTTCATTAACTCGGGATTTTCCCATTTGTTTCCGATTACCCACCAGCCGTCCATAATTATATTTTCTTTTTCAATAACTGGTATATCATACTTTTTAACAAGTTCCTGTGTCAATGGTTTACATTCAATAATCTCATAATCATCATTTTCAAGAGTGTAACCATTAATAATTTTAAACCCTTTCAATATACTGTCATATTCCCTCTCGCTATCTCCAAAACCGATTAATTGTAGAAATGTACCATTTTCATTTGAGGATAGCAGTATATCCCCCTCAAATATCATTTTACCTTTGCTATCCGTACAATCTGTGTATTGCATTAAATCAACATATTCTACATCATTAGGTAACTGCTTAAATTGATTGTTTTCAATAATACTAATATATACACTATCTAATCTGTAGACACCGTACATCTTATTTTCTAATTTTGACCATACTCTAAATTCAACATTGTTCATTATTTCTCCTCCAATAATTCCAAATTTTCATAAATGTTCCCAATTATCTCTATTTGTTCCGTTGTGTTTCTAAATAAAGGATATTCTTGACCTAAATTATCAATTATTCCAAAACTTGCTTGTTCGCTTAGAAATACAACTTTTCCTACTACGTTTATCCTTTTGTCAATGTGATGTTTCAATCTGATTATATCCCCCTCGTAAATTTCTTTTTCGTTTTTGTCTATAAGTCCTGTATATTGCATGATTTCTGTGTATTTAAATTTCAGATAATAGTGTTGACCTTCGTCAACGATTCTTATGCAATCAAGCCAAAATTCAATTCCTGCAATATCGTATATCATTTCTTTTTTGAATTCTTTGTCCCAAGGTCTTTCGAGTTTATCCCAAGCTCTAAACTTTATTTCTCTATTCATTATTATCCCTCTTTTCGTGCCATTCCAGGCTCTTTTGTTTCATATATTCAGCATATTCTTCTGCTTCTTCTTCTGTTTTGAAATAGTTGCCTATCTCGTATTTTCTGGTATCGCATAATGAGTTAAACTCTTTTTCTGTTTTACATCTAAATTGACTATTTATATAGAAAAAAGTACCTCTCTCTTTACCTCTCCACCTTTTCGCTATTCCATATTTTTCGTTTATTTCTTTTACTTTTTCTTCTATGATTTTTTTTTCATATGAAGTGCAAATGTTTATTTCATTATCTCTATTAAAATCATATCCTTTTATATACAACATACTTTTAGATGAGTCAAAAAATGGTAATTTTAAGGAATTTACTCTTATCTTTGCATCCATAAAATTTTGTCTTGTTAATATTTTTTCATTTTGCTTAGTAATTCTCCAAGCAAATTTATCGCTCCATAATTCTTTAAATTCAATCTCCAAAACCGTTTCTTTTTCCATTATTCTTCCTCCAATTTTTCTCTATTTTTTCTTAAAGCTGTCGTCAGAACCAGCAAAGCGTCTAATGCTTCAATTTTTTCTTTGAAATAATTTCCTTCTTCTTTTCTTTTCTTGTCAGACTCTCTATTTTTATCTATTGTAGCCGAAATGATAAATTTATTTTTATTCTGTGTAATAAACCAGTACTGATTTTTGAAATCTTCTGAAAAAATTAAATTTAGGTCATCTCTTAATACCATTTCTAATGCTCCAAGCATTGAATGAGTCTGTATTACTTCTTTGTCTTTTATAGTGAGACCTTTTTTCATTTGTAGTTCTACTTCTTTGTGTAAAATTTCTTTCATTTTTTCGATTTCTCTCTCTGTTTTCATTTTTAACTCTCCTTTTTCATTAAATCATCTATGTAATTCAGCATAACGTTTTTAACTTTTTCGTTATCATTTTGCAGAATATAATCAATAATTTCTCGGGTATAGCTTCTGATTATACCCACAATCTCGAAATCTCCTATCAATTTGAGACCAAAAATAAATACTTCAAGTTCCCACCTGATATATTTTTCAACATCTTTGCCGAACTCGTTTTTAACTTCACTTACAAGCATATTCTTGTAAGCTTTCTTTGAAAATCTTTCGTTATTTAATTCTTTCATATTCTCATTATCCTCCTGAATTTTTAGTTTGATGACTGAAATTTATAGTATAGTCATCATTTTTATAATTAGAAAGGAAAATCCTCATTGTCTAATACTTCCTCATCATCATTTGATTGATTTGAATTGCTACTATTTCTGTTCTGACTATCAGCAAATTCAAATCTATCTACTACGATGTTATGAGTTTTTATGTTTTTCCCGTCTTTTTCGTAACTTCCTGTTTCCAGTCTACCCTGTATTGCTATTCTTCTGCCTTTGTTTAGCCATTCCGCAATTGTTTCAGCAGTTTTATTCCAAGCAACACAGTCAAGGAAATCTGTTTCATCTCTGTTAAATTCCCTCGCAACTGCTAAAGTAAATCTACAGTATGCTTTCCCTGATTGAGAATATTTCAATTCAGGGTCTTTTGCTAATCTTCCGATTAATGTTATATGGTTCATTTTTTCTCCTTTTCTTTGTCTATTTTTTTAATTTCGTATGTTAAAAATCCCGCGATAAATATTCCTGCTGCTGCTACATCTGCTCTTTCTGTTAGAGCTATTATTAATAGAAAACCTAATATCATTGACCAAAAATATTTCATTTTTATTCTCCTAAAATTTGATTTTATTAATCTTAAAATTCGTTTTCAGAATTAAACAAATCTTGCATTTCTTTATCTTCCTTTGCTTCTTCTGCTTCCTGAACATCTTTTTCTGATTTATAAAAATCACTTAAAGGATTATCTACGTATTCGACTTCGATATTATCTTTATCAAATTTTTTAATTACAGCTTGGTCAGCTTTTTGGGCTGTCTGCATTTCTATAGATAGTATCCCAAATTTGCTAAGCAGAAGTTTTAACACTGTCTTTTTAGCCATTGTATTAAAATTAGTTTGCCAGCTCGAAAATTTAGAGCTGTAAGTTTTACTGAATTTCTTAGCGTGGTTTTCTATTTCTTCTTTACTCATTACATTGTATTTTTCAAATCCGTTTATTGTCTGAAAATAAGCAACATAGTGAGTTATTTCATCACTTAATTTGTTATCTAAATTGTATTTTAATTCATCTGTAATTGGGTCATAGCTTTCAAATTGACCCTCGTACAATTCAGTAACATTTATTCTCTTGTATTGCCCTGTTCTGATAGCTAATTGAACAAAACCTTTATAGCCCATTTGAAATTGGGCTTCATTCTTACCTCTATTGTTATACGGAACTATATAAGCAAATCCCAAATTTGCGTCTATCGGCAAATCTAATGTCGCGGCAATAGCTCCAGCTTTTAAAATGCTGTTAGGGTCTGCTTGCTGTAACTGTGCATTCCCGTTTGTAGTATTTAGCAGAGATGTTAAAAAACCTGCTGCTTTATTTCCTAACATCTCCTGAAATTTTTTTCTTGTAACATCGGCATTTACTAATGCTTTTAAAGTATTTTTTCCTACATTGTTGTTATTCTTAGCTAATTTATTTGTGTTATCCACTTTATCTCATCTCCTTTACATAATTTAAGTTGTATTTTTCAATAACAGCTTTCAAATCTGTTACTGCTTCTTTACTTAAACCACTGACTTTTATGCAGATATAGGTATCTTTTTTATCTGTATTTTCAGTAGATTTGGTTTCATTTGTTTTTGTTTCAGAAGCTTGTGCAACTGCTTCTTGCTTTTCTCGTTCTTTTTTCTTTTCAAGTTCTTCAAGTTCCTGCTGTTTTTTTCTTTCTGCTTCTTCTAATGCTCTTTGTTTTTCTTCTTCTGCTTTTCTTCTCATATTTTCTTCTGTAGCTTTGATTTCGTTCTTTTTGTCTACGAGCTTTTTCATTATGCTATCAAAATCTTCTAGCATTAGATATTGAACATCTTCAAAGCTTATTTTGTTTTCTATTTCTTCGTTTATTGCCGATAATTGAGAAGCAATAAAGTTGTATCTTTTGTTCCAGTATTCAAACTGTTCTTTTACTTCTTCTTCAATCTTTTTCAAAGTCATTGTCTTATTTTTCCACTTTTCGCCAATCACAAAATATTTTTCGAGAATTTTATTTTCTGAAAAAATTTTGTCTTTGATTTTTCCTATTTCTTTTAATTTATTTTGCCACTCCTTTTCTTCGAATTCTTTTATCTGCTCTCCTATTCTGTTTGACAATGCTTTAGTTTCTTTTTCAGCTAATTTAAGTTTCTCAATTAGCTTTTCAATATCAGCATTTGCTTCTTTCTGTATTCTCTTTCTTTCATCAGATATTGTTTTTTCTAATTTATTGAGTTTAGTTATTTCTTCTGTAGCTGTTTTGATTTCATCTTCTGTAACTATCCAGCCGTGGTATTTTTCCTTGACAGCTAACATAAATCTTTCTAATTCTTCAATATTGCTTTCAATTTTTGCAGGTACTAAGTTTTTAATTTCAAATTCTACTACTTGTAATTCTTTTGTTCCCATAAATTTTCCTCCTAAATTTGTATTTTTCTTTTATAATTTGGTTCAACATCGTTAATTACGTAGCTGTTGAATTCCAGCTCTTTTTCTATTATTTCCTTTATTGCTTCTTCATTCCTGTGACAGACATATTTTTTTAAAACATGTCTGTCATTCTGAAAAGCAAGTTTTATATCTGCGTACAATATTGCATATTGCCAGCCTGTAACGGCTAAGTAATGTTGAATTTGTAACCAATAATTAATTGGTATATCATCAACAGTATATCTGCCATTTTCGTCTTTAACTAACCAAATGTCGTAATATTGGTTAGAATTAAAGCAGGTTGCTGTCTTTATTTCCAAAACACCTTTCCCAAACTCTTTATTCTCCAACACTCCGTCTAAATTTGCAGCCATAAACGGATATTTTAAACTCTCAAGAGTTTTTTCGAGTTTCGAGACAGAATAATCAGGGTTATTAATTTTGAAATGCTCTATAAGCAAATTTTCGCTTTTTTTGCCTCTCAAAATTGCCTGATTTTCTGATAAATCATCGGGAGTTTTTCTGCCTGTTTTTTCTCTCCAAAGGTCTACAACATTTTTATACTCGTTGTATCCCATTATTGTTGCACAGTCAGAACCCCCGATGTGCTTGTTTCTTATTTTATGCCACTCTTTTTCGTCAGAATAATTGATTTCTTTGTATTGCACGCTAATACCAACTTCTTTCCCATTTTTCTAACATCTTGTTTAGCTTTTATTCATCTTCGATGACAGATTTTGCTTCTTTTTCTGGCATATCATAATCTTCAACTAAATCTATTATTTCGTAGTTAGTGCTGGAATGATTCGCACAACTATTAACGTAAAAACCAATTTTGTATTTACTCATTTTTATTTACCTCCTTATCTGATAAATCTGTATTTCTCCCACGAAGAAAGTGGGTCTTTATTCTTTTTAGTAACTTTCTTAGTTGCTTTTTTTGTTATTTTCTTCTCTGCTTTCATTATTTCTTTTGCTTTCTCTCTCTTAAGAATGAAAGGAGAAAGCATTATTTTTTTAAAATCTATTTCCATTTTTTCTCTTCCTTTCTGTTTTTGAAAAAAATTTTATTTATTTTTGTATTCTGATATTTGATTAAAATATCTTAAAGTTCTTAATCCAAAAACAGTAAAGATATGTTCTCCATTATCAACACGTTTTAAAACACTATTTAAATCTTTATATAATTTCATATAATATTCATAAAGTGTTTTATTTTTAGAAAATCCTAAATGTTCATTATTTCCAATAGAAATAGTATTTTCTTTTATGCTATATAAATCATATCTGAATACTATTCTAAATTTAAAATCTTTAAATACTACTTTTTTAGATATTTCTTCAACTTCTTTGCTTAAAAAATTATCAAAGAAACTTAAATCTAAATCGTAATATTTTATGTTACCACTACCATTCTCAAAATCCCAGTTATGATAACTTCTTAGAGTTTTTTCCCTATTTCTTTATCTTTGAAAAAATTGTTTGCTAAAAATGTGAACATTTTATCAGTAACATCCTCAAAAGTTTTTTCTTTGCTGTCAAAATATATTTCTATGTCTAAACAGCCGATTATTTCTTTTATCATTTTGTATCACTCCTTGTATTTATTTTGATTTATACTTTCGTGGTCATCAACTATTAGTTGACAACCATTATTTTTCTTCAATTTCTTCGATAATTACTACTTCTTCTTGCTCAAATATTCCTCCGAATATCAAGCAAGGTGCTGCTATCAGTATTAAAACGACAGCAGTAAAAATATTCATTGAGCCTCCAGCTATTAGCAAAATGATTATGCCGAGGCATTTGAAAAATTCTTTCATTATTTTTCCTCCTTGATTTTTTATTTATACAAAAAAACATATTTTCTGACTACTTCGTCAATGTAGTCATCAATTATTTTTGTGAAATTCGTTTCAGGTCTGACTTGATAATCAATGAAATAATCATTCAAGTCATTCCATTCTTCCTCTGACAACTTATGATAGTTGTCAATTTGATATTTTTTTAGTTCTTGCAAAATTTCTTTCCCTTTTCTCTCACAAGCTTCTCCATATTCATTTTGCAATCTCTCTTCTTCGAGAAATTGCTTCTCTCTGTAACTCTCTGCTTCTACTTCAACACGAGAGTTATATTGTTCTCCTGTTCTATGTTTCATTTTTACTCCTTTCTCTATTTTTCTTATTTAAACCAATTTTTTATTTTGTCTTTCATATTTCTTGCAATTATTATATTTGTAGGGTCTAATACTTTTTCTAATATTTTAATCAACTTTAAAAGTCCCTCCATTCCTTTTAAGTTTTCAGTTCCCCACAATGCTTCGTAAACATCATTAAGGATTACATATTCTTTATATTTTGTATTTTCCCAAGCAGTCCACAACAACTTTGTAAATCTTTCCGTTACATAAGTTGTTAATTTTATTTCATCTTCTATGGAGTTGTTTTCGAAATTCATCAAATCTTCTCCATATTTGTTCTTGCTTTTGTACTCTTCTACTATTTTGTCTATTTTGTTTTTTAAAAATTCTCTTTCCATTTTTCCTCCTAATTTTTTTATTAATATTTCATCGAAACTTACCATTGCTGATAAGCTTCCAAAAAATATTAATTTTTATTTTTAGTTTTAGTCCTCTTTGATATTGAGGTAGTCATATTTTTATGTATTTTATTTTCTTGGCGAGGCTCTTGCATTCATATGCTCACTTCCTTTTTATAATCTTAACCACTAACGCTGGTTAGCTACGGAAGAAAAATTCTCGTATTTTCTTCTTAACGTCTCTATTTGTCTCCGCTCTACATTAGGCAGTTTAGCATTTCAGCAAGGCAGCCTATTCTTTAACGTCTACATATTTACCAGCTAACGGCATATGCAGACCAAGCATTCAAAACAATATTCGATATTCGTCATTTGCCGTCTTTCATCTAATAGAGAAAACTTAAAGACTTCCAAATGTATTTCATATTGTTTCTTCACTTTGCCAATTAAATAACATAAAAGTTATAAAAAGTTCTTTATGTTATTTAATTTTTTCAACTTTCTTTTTTCTTGTTTAGTAGGTTTGTAATGCAACTTTGCAGAAGCTTCTCTCCATTTGATAACTAACTTGAGTATTTCTTTATGCTCTCGCTTTGTTATCATTGGAATTTCTTGCTCGTCGCAATACTTCCTTACATTTTCATAGCACATTAGAACATCTGCTATGAATATATGAAAAAATTTAACTCCGTATACAGGAAGTATATTTTTTATTTTTCTTTCTAAAAAATATCTTTCATCTCTGTATTCGTGTATTTCCTGCGACAAATGTCCGTATTTGTATCTCGTGTAACAAGATACGGATTTATTCGTGCAGTCTAATACGGAGCGAGGAGTAAAAGATAATATATTGTCTTTATGCCCTCTTTTTAATTCATATATTTTAGTGTCTTTCTTCGACACTAATTTTTTTACCATTCGCTTCTCAATGCTTTTTCTCTCTTCGAGAAGCTCATCATAATCTAAATTACAAATTTCCATTTTCGAACTCCTTTTAATTTTTATTCGCCTTGTAAGTTGTTGTTTTTCCTGCTGTAATTATTTTAGTCTTACGTGGCTCTACTGTAAAAGTTACTTTATCCCACAACTCTTTTAATTCCTGTCTCTCTTTTTCTTTTTTTGTCATTCCCTACTCCTCATTATCCTTTTATTTCTTTTTCTCCGTAATATTGTTCATAACCAAGTTTTGAAACTTCTTTACAGTATTCTCTTATGTCTTTAAAATCTTTTTGTTTTAATCCTGTTATCATTTCTAAAAAATCATCAGCCATTTTTTCTTCCAAAAATACTGCTATTACTTTTCCGTCTTTTTCTATCCAGTGATTCATTTTCATATTAATTTATCTCCTTTCTCCTTTTTGGTTTCTAATCTCGTATACGTTTTATACGTATATTATGATTAAAAAAAATATTTTTCTCTTGTATGTTTGTATTATATACGAAAAAAACGTATTTGTCAACAAAAAATATTTATTTTTTTCAAAAATGCAGTATAATATAGCAAAACAGGTATCTGAAAGGAGAAAGAAAATGAATAATTTAGGTATCACATTAAAAAAAATAAGAGAGTCAAAAAAACTAACTATTAAAGAGTTATCAGAAGCGTCAGGAGTAGGAAATGGAACAATAGGCGATATTGAAGCTGGAAGAAATAAATCAACGATAAAAACATTAGAAAAATTATCTAAAGCAATGAGGCTCAATAAATATGAGAGAAATTTATTATTCTCTTCTTTCGTTCCAAAAGATATTGGTCAAAAAATTTTAGAAGATAAAGTTTCAAATTTTTCTGAAAGCGAAAAGATAAAATATGAAGAATTTGTAAACGGAGCCAATTTTTTCTTTAATGATGAGAAAGTTGGAGACGAAGACAAAGACAAACTGATGTCAGTTTTGACAGAAATATACTTTAAATCAAAGGAGATTAAGAAGAAAAAATGATTAGAAAAGCAAAAAAGATAGTGCAGGAGTTAATTAAAACACATAACACAAAAGACCCTGAAATTATTTGTAAAAAACTCGGGGTAGTTTTGTTGTACAGAGATTTAGGAAAAATAAAAGGATTGTTTAGAAAAGAAAATGGAACTAATTTTATTGTAATCAATGAAAAATACAGTAAATTTCTGCAAAAATTAATTTTACTGCACGAAATTGGTCATATGGTCTTGAAGCACAATAGAATTAAAGAAGAACAGATAATGTCGATGAAAGACTTTACAAACTTCAAAAACAGACAAGAGAGGGAAGCAAATGCTTTCGTAATAGAATTTTTGTGTACGAATTTGCAAGATGTTTTAAAAGACATTTGCAACTTTCAAGACAGGAAAATATTTAAAAGGCTATTAGCATTCAGAAGAAGAGAAATAGACAAAAAGAGTATTAGAAAACTTATGGGAGAAAATAAGCTGTAAGGATTTTATTTGAAAACTAATAGTGGAAATTAAATAAAAAAAATGATAAAATAGGAGTGTGGAGACAAATTGGTTAGGAAAATAAAAAATTCAATAGACAATATCTCAAATGCAGAAAATACAAAACTATCAAATGCAGAAACATTTTTAGAAACAATAAGAATTATTTGCTATTTGATAGGAAAAATATTCCCGTGGGGGTCAGCTTGTTTTATTGCGAAAGAATTAGCAGGTAAGGCAACTACACTAAATTCTGATTTTTTGGGCAAATATGCTGACTTAGATTTCGAAAATATATTTAAGAAAACATATTTATACTTTATTTTGTTTCTTCTTATTATAATAGTTGGATTATTAATTTATATTTTTGTTTTGCACAAAGAAAATAAAGATTTAAACAGAAATAATACAAATTTAAAACAAATGATTAATGAAATTCAAAAGAAAGGAGATAAAAAATGAATACAAGAACATTATTAGTAATTTTATTTTTGAATATTTTTTATTTATTCTATCGTTATATTGCAAAAAAAATATATATTAATGAAATTTCAAATTTAAAAGAAGAATTATTTTTAAAATCTGTTAAAATTGGAATTGACACAAATAGTTTGGATTATTTAATTTCTGAATTAAAGTTAGACATTTTTATAAAAATGGCAGATACTAATACAATGTTAGATTTTTTGTTTTTTAAAAACTTTCTGATGTCTAAAAGAAGCAGAAATATAGAAAAAGAATTTCAGAGAATGCTAAATATAAAAAATCCTAAGATGAAAGAACTTGATACATTGTATTTTGAAAAAGCGATAAGAGCGTCTAAAAAAAATTTATTTTTAGGAACTATAACAGGATTGTTGTATACTTTTTTTCAATTTCTAAGATTGCTTTTTAAAACTCCAAAAATCAAATTAAAAAACAGGACATTTTTTGAGATTTTAAAAAAGATTTTTGATAAAATAATAAATGTTTTTAAAAATGAAATGTTTTTAGAAACTAAAATGGATTATATATTAAGAGCCTAACGGCTCTTTTTAATTTCTACTTGTTTTTTTGAGATTTTAGATAACACGTTCCAAAATAATGGCTCTTCGGAGCTTTTATTTTTTAGATTGACAAATACGTTATAAACGTATATAATAGAAGCAGGAGGTGTGGATATGGAAAATAAAAAAATAGCACTTAATATTTATAAAACAATAAAATTGGCTCTTATTAACAATCAAATGAGCCAACGTAAACTTTGTGATAAAATCAAAATGAAACCACAAACTTTTTCTGATAATATGACAAAGTTGAAAAAAGGGCAATTTCCTAAAGTTGAACTTTTGTTGCAAATTCAAAAAGAATTGAAAATTAATTTAATGATAAATTTTTTTGAACAAAATATACGTTTATAACGTAAAGAAGTAGGCGAGCAAATGAATTTATCGACGAGTTTGAAGAGCCGCCCTAATTTTTCAGGGTGGCGAATATCAAGTTAAAGAAAGGAGAGAAGTAATGAATGAGTTGATTAAGATAGAAAATAGAGAAGAAAAACAAGTTATAAGTGCGAAAGAGCTGTATGAGAAATTGGGTTTTGAAAGTAAAAACTGGAGCAGGTGGGAAAAAACAAATATAGAAAACAACGATTTCTTTGTTTCAAATCAGGATTATCAGACGTTCTTCACAATGAAGAACGGTAATGAAACAAAAGATTACTGGATAACGATAGAAATGGCAAAGCACCTATGTATGATTTCAAGAACAGCGAAGGCACACGAAATAAGAGAGTATTTCATAAAAATAGAACAGGCTTGGAACACTCCTGAAATGATTATGAAGAGAGCTTTGGAAATTGCAAATAAAAGAGCAGAAGAAGCAACACAAAAATTGTTGGCAAATGAACATAAAATTGACTTTTACAATGATGTAACAGGAAGTGAAACGACTGCGGAAATTGGAACAGTTGCGAAGCTTCTGAACTTCAAAGGAGTAGGCAGAAATACTCTGTTCGATGTATTGAGAAAGCAAGGAGTGTTGCAATATAACAATATGCCGTATCAAAAATACGTCGATTGCGGTTATTTCAGAGTAATAGAAAGCAAATGGAATGATTACATCACTGGAGATGTAAAAATTTCATTTAAAACTGTTGTATATCAGAAAGGAGTTGAATTTATTGCAAGAATATTAAGAGATTTAGGCTATCAAAAGATAGAGATAGCATAAAAAAAGAGCCATTTAAGGCTCTGAAAAAATTATTTTTTCTTAGTTTGAGATAACGCAGAGCCAGCTACGCTTTTAGATTTATCGCTGTATCTGTCATCTCTCAAAATGTCTGACGCCTTGCTTGCGACTTTTTTTGAAGTTTGCTTTTTGTTAGGCATAATTTCTCCTTTCTGAATAATAGTTCTAATCTGTAAATTGGAGGTTACAGTTTATTTAAAACTATTACTCTGAATATTTTAATTAGCAACGTGTTAGCTATATTGCTAAAAATAATATAACACAATATTCTGTGTTTTTCAAGAATAAAAAAACACAAGATATGGAGAAGAGGAGAAATGGAATTTAAAGAATTTTTAGAAAATTGCAAACAATACAAAGAGTTTGTAATTGTAGAAGAGAAAGGCAATAGAGAAGAAATTGAAAGTTTGAGCAAGCAACACGGGAAAAAAACAAAAGGGTATATTCTTTTGTACAACAAAGAAACGGAATTTTTGAGTAGACATCAAATTTACATAAGTGCGAGAGGATATTCAATTTTGTGGCGTAGAAGAAAGATATTTCTTGAAAAATTTAAGTAAAACAAAAAAAGGGCTTAAAGCCCTATGAAAGAAAAAAACGTTTTAGTTCCCTTTGATATTGGGATGATATGTTTTATTATAGCAAACTTTTCAAAAAAAAGCAAGAGGAGATGTAAAAAAATGTCTAAAAAATATTATTGGTTAAAATTGAAAGAAGATTTCTTTGATAAAAAAATAATAAAAAAATTAAGAAAAATTGCTGGAGGAGATACTTATACGATTATTTATCTAAAGTTGCAACTTTTAGCAATGAAAAATGACGGAAAATTATTATTCGAGGGTATAGAAGATAATTTTGCAGAAGAAATGGCACTTGAATTAGACGAAGATGTAGAAAATGTAAAAATAACACTAATGTATTTAGAAAAAAATAATTTGATTGAAATGCTATCTGAAAACGAATATTTACTTCCAGAAGTTATTGAAGCTACAGGAAGCGAAAGTTCAGTAACTGCAAGGGTTAGAAAGCACAGAGAAAACAAAAAAATGTTACATTGTAACACTGTTGAAACAAAAAGTAACAAAAATGAAACGACAGAGAAAGAGAAAGAGAAAGAGAAAGATATAGAAAAAGAAAAAAATAAAAAAGAAAAAATGGAACAGACGGAAAAACTTCTAAACTACATAGAAACTTTAGAGATTAATTCTGAAAAGAAAGAAATCTTTAAAGAATGGATAGAATACAAGAAAAGTAAAGGACAATACAAAGATACAAAGTCCTTAGATATTTTAATAAAGCGGTTTATTAAATATTCTGTCGAAGAATTAAGGGATATTGTAGAAAACTCGATAATGAATAACTACGCAGGAATATTTAAACCAAAAGGAGTGTTGAAGAATGGGAATAACAACTACAAGAAGTTTAGCAACAGCGAAAATGAAAGAGATACATCAGGATACGAAGCTGAATACCCAAACGGCGAATGGTAATACAGATGTTGAAACTGTAGATATGCGAGAAATAAACAAACAGAAGATATTAAATTATTACAGAAATATTTCAGATTTGCCCAAAAACTTTGAAAAACAGACATTTGAAAATGCAAGTTTTCAAAATGATACTGAAAAAATGCACAAAGAAAGTTTTGAAAGATTTTGTAAAAATTTTGAAAAAATCAAAGAAAAAGGCTTAGGAATTTATCTTTCAGGAGCAGAGGGAACAGGGAAAACTTACTACAGCTTAGCGATTTACAATGTTCTTTCTAAAAACTATAAAGTTTACAGAACGAGTTTAAGCGGTCTATTTAACAGAATTAAAAAAACTTATTCAAAACTTTCTGAAATAACAGATGATGTTATTTTTAGAGATATTTTAGAGTGCGATTTACTGATTTTAGATGATTTAGGAAACGAGTATATTTCAGAAGAATGGGGTAAAGAAAAGCTATTTACGTTTTTCAATCTGATTTATGAAAATCAGATAAGCATTATTATAAGCACTAATTTGAACGCAAAACAGTTGAGAGAATTTACTGATATACACAACAGCGGGAAAATAGTCGATAGAATAAGAGAACGCTGTAAACCTTATGCTTTCAGCTGGGAAAGTAAAAGAAAAGATTTACATAAGGAAGATTTTGAAAAATATTTTTAAGAGAAAATATGAAAAAAACAGGAGGAAAAGAAGATGACTGAATTGATAAAAATAGAAATTAACGAAGTTGGGTGTAAAGTTTTTAACACCCTTGCAAAACAAGAATTACAAGAACATTTATAAATGGTTTGTACAAAATAGCATTGAAACTATACGAAACAGATATGACTGAAATTATAGAAAATATAAGAAAGGTGGCATAAATGGAAGCACAAGACAACGTTAAAAGCCCGAAACATTACAAATTAGAGGGCTTAAATATCGAAAGCATAGAAGTGATTAAATCTGTGCTTGGAAAAGAGGGGTTTAAAAACTTCTGCAAAGGAAATATTATGAAATATTTGTTCAGAGCAGAGAAGAAAAACGGCGTTGAGGATTATAGAAAAGCTAAAACATATCTTGACTGGTATTTGAAAGAGTGTGATAGCGATGATTAAGCTTGAATTACCAGTTTATTGGCAGACAAGGAAAAACAAGCTTTCTTTGATGAGTTTAAACTGGTACAGGAACGAAAATGAGTTTATCAAAAATAGAGTAAAACAGGATTATCACGATTTGATAAGATTGAAACTTTTGAAGAACAGAGAAAAAATACAAGGAAAATATCAAGTACGCTATAGATATTTTTACAAAAATTCCGGCAGCGACTTAGAAAACGTGGCTTCGGTCATCGGGAAATTTCTGAATGACGCATTAAAGGAGCTGGGAATAATCGTTGATGACAGCGTGAAATACTTAGTAAACAGTCAACTAATAGTTGATAGTTGCGATAAGCAAAATCCGAGAATGGAAATTGAAGTTCAAGAAATCGAGTAACATATATTCATCAGAATGCTCATCAAAACGTCAAAATTATGTCTAATTTTAATTTGAAAAAGAAAAAGGTATAAATTATAGTCTGAAAAGAAAAACGACAAAATAAAACTAAAATTTAAAGAATTTAGAAAAGAAAAAATAGGAGGAAATAAAATGACTAATAAACAAGTTTACGGAATGATTGAAATGGTAGGAGAATTTTACAGAGCAATGGGAGACGGAGAATATCTTTGCACAGGAAAATACAAAAGCATTGAAAGAAAAACATTGAGGGAGAATATATTTTATGAAGAATTAAAAGAATTCGTAGAAGCAAGCGAATTTAAGCGAGAGAAGCTAAGAAGAAAAGAACAACTTGACGCTATTTGCGATATGTTTTATGTAGCAGTAGGAAATTTGCTTGAAAATAGCAAAAGCATAGAACAAGCAAAGCAAAAGTGGTCGAAAGGTGGAATTTGGGAAACAGATACTGCTGAAAAAATGCGGAAAAGAACTGATTTTGACATTCATACAGTCTATGAAGCATTTAAAGAAGTACATCGTAGCAACATGACGAAAGTTTGCAAAGACGGAACAGTTCTAAGAAGAGAGGACGGCAAGATAATTAAGCCCGACACTTTCGAAGAACCTAATTTATCTAAATTTATTTAAAGGAGAAAAACAATGAAATTGATTGAAAAAATATCGAGAAAAATAAAAAGGAAAAACGTGACTTATTTTGTAACATATTCGGGAGAATACGAAAAAACGGGAGTTATATTTTTGTCTCAAAACATAATTACAGTCAATGTGAATAGAAAAATGAGTTTTGAAAATTTTGAAACACTTAAAACTAAATTGGAAAACTTAATGAAAAAACATATTGAAGAAACACAGCAAATGAAAGTTAAAAATATCATTGTTACAAATATCGTAAATATAGAAAAATTATAGGAGATGATAAGTTATGAATTTAATAAAAATTGAAAATAAAGAAATGACAATAAAAGAATGGAATGGAGAAAGAGTTGTAACTGCTTGGGATATAGCAAAACTACACGAAAGAGAAGTCAATGATGTAACAAAGAATTTTAAGAATAATAAGGATAAATTTATTTTAGGAGAGGATTATTTTCTTGTGAGTAAAGATGAAATTTCTGAACGAAAAATTTCCGTTCAGGAATTTATCCCTAATAATATGAAAGAAATCCCAATATTCACAGAAAGCGGCTATCTTTTGTTAGTAAAGACATTTACAGATGATTTAAGCTGGAAAATTCAAAAAATGTTAGTAAAAAGTTACTTTGCATTGAAAAAGATAGTCAAGGAAATAGCACCAGTTTCTGATTTTCAGAAGAAAAATCAGGAAATAAGAGATAGATACAGTAGGGCGAAAATGTCGAAAGAGTTGTTAGAAATTGCAAAGAATACAGATAACGAAATGTACAAAGAGATTTTGACAGCTTATGCTGCTAATACTTTAGCAGATAAGAATATACTGCCATTACCGAGACTGGAACAGAAAACATATACAGCAACAGAAATCGGGAATATTATCGGAGTTTCGGCTAAGAAAATAGGAATGCTTGCTAATGAATATAATTTAAAAACTGACGAAAATGGATATTTAGCAGCTGACAAATCTCGTTATTCGCATAAGCAAGTAGAAAGTTTTAGATATTTTGAACACGCAATTGAAAAATTTAAGAAAGCTTTAGAAAAAGAAAAGGAGATGAATTAAAAATGGATAGTTCTACGAGAGCGACGATGAATAGAGTATTAAAAAGAATAAGATTAGGAAAAGAATTAACGGAAGAGGATAGAGTTTTCTCAAAAAGAAACTCAAAACTCTTTGAAAATTTCAGATTTAAAAAAGTTAGGAGAGCTGAAAAGAAATGGCAACGGTAGAAATAGACAGATTAAACTGTGAAATAAGACTGTTGTACCCGACTAATGAAAGTGTTAAAAAACTTGAAGAATGGCAAGAAGAAATCAATAATTATCCAATTAAAATTATCCCTCAAAATACTATAACAATTGAACAAATGAAACTTTTATATGTTTTATTTAAACAGTTTAGCGAGGGTATAGAGTGGTATGATTTAGGGTATACAAAAGACTATTTAAAAGATATGTTTAGTAGCATATATGAAATTGGGGAGTTCAGTTTAAGTCCATTTAAGAAAAATCCATTAACATTGGAGCAGGCAACTGAATTTATTCAATTTATAATAGAATTTGCGATAGAAAATAGCATAAATTTATACATTCAAGATAAAAATACAAGAATTAAAAGACATATCAGAGAAATAGTTCCCGACATTCAAAGATACGTAATCAAGTGTTTAAGAGAGAGGGTATGCTGCGTGTGCGGAGAAAAGCACGATTTTAAAAATGGGAAAATAGTTGACTTAGAACATTATGACAATATCTCAAGCACCGCTACGACTTACAAACTTGATGACGGATTGCAAAGCAGATTTTTAACTCTTTGCAGGAAACATCACATAGAAATACACAGTATTCCGAAAATCGAATTTATAAAAAACTATATTTTAGAGCCTGTTTGGCTTAATGAGCAGTTAGTATATGAATTGCTCGACACTTACCCAAATCACTTTGCGTTATTTAGAAAACGGCTAAAAGAGGGGTATTATCAAGGTTTAATAAGAAAGGAGAAAAAATGAAAAAGATACTTGACGCATGCTGCGGGAGTAGAATGTTTTGGTTTGATAAGGAAAATGAGAATGCAATATTTATGGATAATAGATATTTTGAAGATACATTGTGCGACGGAAGAACTTTGAAAATAAATCCTGATGTCATTGCTGACTTTAGACATATGCCGTTTGAAAACGAAAGTTTTTATCTTGTTGTATTTGACCCACCACATTTACTCAAATTAGGAGAAAATTCGTGGCTGGCCAAAAAGTATGGAAAACTAAAATCTGATACATGGAAAGAGGACATAAGGCAGGGATTTAATGAGTGCATGAGAGTACTCAAACAAAACGGAACGCTAATATTTAAGTGGAATGAAGAACAAATAAAATTAAATGAGATTTTGGCCACTATTGATTTTAAACCTTTGTTCGGAAATAAGAGGTCAAAAACTCACTGGCTTGTGTTTATGAAAGAATAGAATAACAACCATTTTGACGACGTCAGCAAAATGGTATAAGCATTAAAAAAAAGGATTTAATCGTTTTGCTGATGTCGGGAAAACGATTGAGAGGAGAAAGATAAATGAGTGAATTAGTAAAGATTAAAGAAAATATGACAAGTTTTCAATTATTAGAAAAGATTAATGAATTTAGAGAAAAAGAATATAATTACAAAGTCGAAAATGGTTTGAAATTGACCAAAGTGGAAGCGAGAAATAACAAACATACAGATTTAAGACACGGAGATTTGCTGGAGATAATAAAAGATGAATTTGAAGTCGAAATTAACCAACGGAAAATTTCGTCCGTTAATTATATTGACGGAAAAGGCGAGAAAAGACCGATGTTTGTCTTGAATTATAATCAATGCAGGCAAATATTTGCAAGAGAAAGCAAATTTGTTAGAAAATGGTTGTTTGAATATATTTCTAAGTTAGAAAAAGAAAATGAATATTTGAGAATAGCACTGTTAAATAAACAAAACAGTGAATGGCTCGAAACAAGAAAGCAGGGAAAATTAACAAGAAGAAATGAAACAGATGTAATCGCGAGTTTGATACTGATGTCGAAGAAACAAGGAAGTAAGAATGCAGATAAGCTATATATGGTTTATTCAAATCTTGTAAATAAATTGGTTGGGATAAAATCTAATCAGAGAAACATCGTAAGTGTGAAAACTTTGGAACACATAAGATTGTTAGAAGATTTGATTTCGACAGTCATAGCAAACGGCATTGAGAATGATAAATACTACAAAAACATATACGAAGAATGCAAGAAAAAAGCTTCTGAACTAATCAGTTTACTCACATTAGAGAGTAAATTGCTGAAAGGGGATAAACAGTGGGCAGAACAAAGAAAATTAAATCAAAAATAGAAAAGGAAGATGAAGAATTTATTGATGATTTTTTGAAAGATTTTCAGGACGAAAAACAAGACATACGAAAGATTATTGAAATGATTAAAAAACTCGATGAAAAAGAAATCACACTCGAAATCGAGGCACAAGAAGAGAAAATAAAAAGTTATGAGGAAGAAATAAAATCAATGAGAAAGGAAATACAATTATTTAAGTGTATCTATAATCTTAAATCGTGTGCAGGAAAGGAGTTTGAATTATGAGTGATGTCGACAAATTAGTGCTAACTGGAGCTTTGATAACATCTACAGTCTTAATTATCATAGCTTTCTTAGTTGCTAAAATGGACGATTAAAAGTAGCAAAAACTATTGAAAATATTGAAAAAATAGGGTATAATATATAGGAGGAAACTTGGAAGAAAAATATTTAAAAATAATAAAAGAAGATAAAGAAATTCAATATATTTTAGATGATATATTGAAATTAAAAGAAACGGGCAACGAATGTGAAATCAGATTGTACTGGAAGAATGGAAAGCAGTACAATAAAAAATATATAGTAAAAAAACTAATTTAATACAGGCGAGACTACAGATGTATGAGCCACTTTATAAGTAGACTGAAAAGGTCTATTTGTGAAGTGGCTTTTCTTTTTAGGAGGAAATAAATTGAAATATGAATTTTACAGAGAGAATATTGATGAATTTACAAATGAAGATAATTTGTTTTTTAATTCTCAAAATAGTAAAGAATACGAAGAAAGAAAATATATAATGAAACTATTTCTTGAAGTAGCTTTTGAATTAATGAGTAAGCGAGAGAAGATAGTCTATAAAATGAGAAATGAAGAGAACAAGGACCATAAAGAGATAGCTTCTGAATTAAATATTAGTGTAGAAAACTCAAGAAAAACTCTTCACAGAGCTAATCAGAAAATAATAAGAATATCAAATTTGATTGAAAAAATAAAATTTATAGAAAGGAACAAAAATGAAAATTGAAAAAATCGACATTGATGAGTTGAAAAAGTACGAAAACAATGCAAAAAAACAGAAAAAACAAATGGAGTAAAAATGAGAAAAGAAGATGAGAAGTCTTTAATCAAAATAGAATATGAAAACGGAACCAGTATGAGTGTGCTTTCAAAAAAATACAGAGTTAATGTAAATACGATAAAAACTTGGAGTGCTAAAGAAAAGTGGGTTAAAAAAAACCGAAACATCACAACCAAAAGAGGAAAAACCAAAAAGAAGAAACAACCAAACAAAATAGTTGTAGATGAAAAAGAGGTAAAAATACAGAGAGACATCTTAAGTGGGAAAAGCAAAGAAGAAATAATGAGGGAAAACGAGATTTCGAATGCTACCTACTATAGAAAATCTAAGAATGCAAGGCAGATAAGGCTTGCAAGAACAGAAGAGTATCTTGATAAGATAGTAGATGAAGTTTATCCTGACTTGAAAACATTGCTACGAAACATTGAAATAAGCAAAAGGAACATTATAATAAATGTCCTGAAAGAGGTAAAAGAAACTAAGAATATAAAGAAGATAAATGAAATAAAAAAAGCTTACGATAATTTAAAAGCAATGGGAAATGATTTAATGAGAACAGGTAAGTTACTGACTTCATATGAAGTGCTTGAAATCGACGAGCAATTATCAAATGAAGAATTGCAAGAAATGAAATTAGAAGCAGGAAAAGAGGAAGCTAATAATACTAATGAAATAATAGAGAATATGATAGGGAAAATAAAGGAGCGAAAGAATGGAAGTTAAAGATATATTTGAATTTTACAGAGGGAAGCCTATAGAATTCTATTTAGATATTCTTAACTTCCGTTTTCTTTCTAATGACCAAAAGAAGTTTTTAAAAATATTTGAACACAATAGAAGAATAAGTGTACCCGCTGGACACTCTACAGGTAAATCTAACTTAGCAGGAGGAATAACTAATTATTGGTTAGCTACAAGACCACTTTCAAGGGTAATAGCTACAGCTCCCACTTATCGTCAATTAAAGACCATTTACTGGTCGGAAGTTTCAAAAACATATAGTAACAGTGAATTGAAAAAACTTAATCTCTTTAACATAAATGATAAAGTGATGAGTATTAATCACGAGGACTATAAAAGACAATGGTTTGCAATTCCTATCACATCAAGCACACCAGAGGGAATGCAAGGGCAACACGGAGATAAAGGCGATGTAATCAATAAAATAATGGAAGAATTAGGAGTAACAAGCATAGATGATGACGCTACTATTGAAGAAGTAACAGCTATATTAAGAGGCGAAAAGCAGTTAAGGAATTTTAAATCAGGAGATAAAGAAAAATTACTTGTTATCGTTGATGAAGCAAGTGGAGTGAAAGATATAATCTTTGAAGTGCTTGAGGGTACTGACTACGATAAACTCATCTTATTCGGGAATATGACCAAGAATGTGGGCTATTTCTATAATTCTGTATACAGCAACAAATCAAAGTTTTTCGTTGTAAGAATGAGCAGCTATAATAGTCCTTTTATGAGTAAGCAGCAGATAGAAGATTTAGAGGACATGTATGGGAAAGACAGCGATGTGATAAGAGTAAGGCTTAAAGGAGAAGCACCTACACAAAATGAAAATGCTGTTTTTGATAGTGAAATAATAAGCAATTCATTCAGTAGAGAAGAAGAAATACAAGAATACAAAAAAATAACTTTAGGCATAGATGTCGGGAAAGGAAGCGGCGGAGATAGCAGTGTTATCTATGTAAAGAAAGGTAATTACGCTTTCAGATACTTTAAGAGTAATTCTATTGATACAGTCGAATTAAAAGAAAAGATAATAGATTTTTGCAATAACAATAATGAAAAATTTATTGTTTTGAACATAGACGGTACAGGAGTAGGTACTGGTGTAGTTCAGGAACTTAAGAGAATGAGATTGAGTAATGTCAAAGTAAACGATATTACTTTTTCATCAGAAGCGAAAAATGAAAAAGAATATAAAAACGTTAGAACGGAAATGTACTTCGAATTAAGAAAAGCAATGAAGAATAATTTAAAAATCAAAGAAAGCAATTCGTTAAAAGAAGAGTTGCTTGCACAGCTTTATGAATTTGATGACAAGGGAAGATTTAAACTTGTGAAGAAAGATAAAATAAAAGAAAATTTAAATCGTTCGCCTGACGAAGCCGACGCTTTGGCTTTATGTAATTACGATTATAGCAAATCAAAAGGATTAGCTATAGGAAGAAAAATAATAGGAGTGTAGATATGGCAGATATAAAGAAAGAAATAATAAATCAGATAGCTTTGAATGTATTGAATATAGGCAACGTAGGAGATACTAAAGTCGAAATGACATCAGAGTTAAAATACAGGATTGCAAGAGATGTAACAGTAAATACGGCAATTAACTCTCTTATCAGAGGAGTTACATCAAGAGAACTCGTTGTAAAAAGTGAGAAAACAAATGATAATGCAAATGAAAATGATACTAAAATACTTGAAATTCAGAAGAGAATTAATAAGATAAAAAACAAAACTGCTTTTCTAAACAATCTATGTAAAGCAATATTCTTTGGTATGAGTGTCAATGAAATTATCTACAATGAAGATTACACAATCGAGAAATTTGAGAATATACCTTTTGAAATAATAAAATACAATAAAGAAAAAAAATATTGGTATTTCAATGGGAATGCAGGAGAAGTTAATATAACTGAAAACCCGTCTAAATGGTTGCATTCAATATATAATCAGAACGTTAAAAACTTCTACGGAGAAACAAGATTTGAAGCTATTGCAGATACTTATTCTGAAATAGAGAAAGTAAAACAAAAGCTGCGTGGAATAATAGAAAAGTATGGAGATACAATAATAGTATTTGCATATGACCCTGAAAGTGAAGAGAGAGAAATACAGAAAACAGCAGATGAATTAAAAGCAATGCACGGCAAGAATATACTTGCCTTGCCTTTATCTGACGGTAATTTGAGAGATAATGTGTTCTTTATTAAATTGAGCGATTTAAATACTGAAATTCACGAGAGAATAACTGAAAAATACGAACAGAAAATAATAAGCAATTTACTTGGTGGAAATCTTACTGTGTCGAATGGAGAGGGCAAAGGCTCATATGCTTTAGGAGAAATACATCAAGAAGAAAAAGAGAAAATAGAAGATGAAATGGCTATGTTTGTCAGAGACCAGCTTGACGCGATAATAAAGATAGACGCAGAATTTTTTGGATACGAAGCTGAAAATTATTATATTTCTCTTGAGAGAGAAGAGAAAGAAATTGAAAAGCTTGAGATTGATAAGAAAAAACAAGAAAATAGAAATCTGAAAATGGACGAACTCGTCAAATTGAAACAAGCTGGTTATGAGATAGAAGAAGATGAGATAAAAGAGATATTTGATTACAAAACTTTAAAGAAAATAGAACAGCAAAACAATCAAGCTGAATTTGAGAGTAAAAAGCTATCTGTAGCAGAAAGACAAATTAAAATCGAAGAATACATCAAGAATGCTTCTGAAAAATTCGCTAAGGAGCAAAATAAAGTTTTAAAAAAGTAATTGCCACGAGTGAGAGTATAGAAGATTTGTATAGAAATATAGATACAAACAGTAATATGTTTTTTAACTCTTACATCGTGGCTGAACTAATCGGGAGATATTTGTCAATTATTGAGAGAAACGAAAATAGAGAATTTGACAAAGAAGATGATGAGGTATTAAAAGATTTATTTAATTTACCTTTTTCAAAAGCTATAGACTTCTTAATGTCAAAAACTCCTCAAATCTATGATAAGCTTGATAGAGTAACAGATAATGCTTTAGATGATTATTTTTGGATTAAGAAATCTACAGATTTAGAAGTTACAAAGAAGATACAGAATAAGCTTTTGAAATCATTGGAAGAGGGGAAAACTTATTTTGATTTCAAGAATGAATTAGATTTAGAAAGTTTAGGATTAGGAGAAAACGGACATTACTGGAAGAGTGCATATGATATGAATATGGCATTTGCACAGTCAAGAGGTCAATATGAAGAGCAGCTTGAGGGTATAGAATACGGATTTGAATACGGATTATTTGACGCTATACTTGACGGGAGAGAAACACAAACTTGCCATAATCTTGACGGGAAAGTAATGTTGTTGGAAGATTGGATAAAACAAGGATTGTATCCACCTCTTCATTATCGTTGTAGAAGCCGTATTATCGCGATAACTAAAGAAGATGTTGAAGATATGGGGCTAACTGTAGAAAAGAAAAAACAGCATGCACATGTTCAAAATAATTTCGGAAAGTTTTCGACGAGAAAAAGAGATTTAGAAAAACTTTATTCAGAAAAAGAAGATGAAGTTGAAAAGAATAAAAAAGAAATAGATTTCAAATTCATGGAACTTTCTAACAAAAATAGCATTGAAAAAAATAAAGAAAAGGGTATAATTAAAATAGGAAAGAAATTGTCAAAGAATTTAACGGAAGAAGAAAAGAAAGCATTAGTTGATGTTTTGAAAAATGCTCCTGAAAACATGAAAAAATTATGGAACAAGTATTCTGATAAATTCAACTTATATGATAGAAATTCAGAAAGGAATTCATATAATCCTTTGACAAAGAGAATTAAAATAAATGGTAAATTTTTAATGGGAAGTTCAGCTAAAAAACCATTTGAAAGACTTGTGCATGAAATAGGACATCATATTGACAATCTTATTGGAAGCGAGGGCAAATTATTAACAACATTTAATTTTATAAGTGCAAATTATTTTAGTGAGAAACACAAAAGCAATTTGAGAGATATGCTTATAAAAGAATACTGGATTTACTATAATGAAATAAAAAATAAACTGAATACAGAAAGAGAAAACAAAATTTTTGAAGAAATGGGTAGAGAGTTTTCAGGATATTCCAGTTATCAAAAATCTATCATATCAGATTTATTTTCAGGGATAACAAAAAATGAAGTAACTTTTGGTTCAGGGCATAAGACAGATTACTGGGAAAATGAAAATGCTTTGCCTGCTGAAGCATTTGCACATTTCACAGGAGCTTTGATAACTAATAACGAGGGTGTAGAATTGATAAAAAGATATTTTCCAAAGTCATTAGAAATATATAACGAAATAATAAATAATACTGTCAAAGGAGGAAAATAAAATGTTTGAGAGTTTTAGCTTATGGGAATTGGAAGATGAAGAATTAAGGAATAAAATTTATGAATGGCAGAAAAGAAAAAATAAAATCGTTGAAATAATTTATGACTTTCTTCCTGAAGATTATGATAAAATCCAGTTGCTTAATATTATCAGAAAAGTAGTTGAAAATGACGAAGATGATTATGAGAAATATTTGCCTAAAGAGTATAGAAAAAAAATGAAAAAACATCTGAAAGAGATAAAACGAGGAATTTTCTTTTAATATGAAAATAAAAATAATAAGTGATTTCAAACAAATAAAAAGACGTCTTGAAAAGCTCAAGAATATGTATGATAGCACCTTTTTGACTGGCAAAATAGCTCACGATATGAAAAAAGAAGTTGCTTTGAGATTTAGGAGCCAGTCTGATAAAGACGGCAAATCTTGGGCTAATTTAAGTGGGAACACAATATTTAGCAGATATCACGGAAAAAAGAGAAGAGGAACAGCTAAAATATTGCAAGACACAGGGAAATTGCGAAACTCTATCAGCATTGCGAATACTAAAACTAAGGCAATAATAGGCACTAATCTTATATATGCAACTACTCATCAGTTTGGAGTACAAGGAAGAGTTATAACAGCTAAAAATAAAAAAAGATTAGCTTTTTATACAGCGAGTGGCTTTAAAAGACCAAAATCAGTAAAGATAAATATCCCTGCAAGACCTTTTATGGGTCTTTCTGAAAAGCAGAAAGAAAGATACAGAGAATGGATTAAGAAATGGAAGAGAGGAGAATTAAGTTAAGGCAGTTGAAAAAACTGTCTTTTCTTTTTTTAATTTGAGGTATAATATAACTATAAAATTTTAAGGAGAGTGAAGAAGTTGAAGCAAAAAATTATAAACTATATTTTGTCTATATTTAAAAAAGAAAAACAAGAAATTAAAGAAGAAGTGATTAAAGGAGAAAATAAAATATTGGTTGAAAAGATAGAAAATAAAAAAGAGTTAACAACTGATGATAAAGTTCTTTTAGCCGAATATTATATTAATTACAGTCATCACACTGATTTTTGTAATAAAGATTATAGAGATGAATATAAAGATATCGAAAAAGAAATTGAAATATTGAAAAAACAAAACAAAATAGTAATTGCGAGAGCAGAAAAAATGTTGGAATGTATTAATAATAAAGATTTAAAAGAATTATTTGGAAGCAAAAAAAGAGTGAAAAAAGATATAATTAATGAAATCTTAGAGAAAAATAGCGATGAAGAAATAATTCTAAAAATAGGGAAAGATAATATAAGATATGAATTATCCGAGGATTATAAAAATATTTTGCAAAATTTGAAAGAAAAACAGAATGAAGAAAATTTAAAATTGGTTGATTTTGTTATAAAAAATGTAAGAAATGAAAATTTTGAAGCTATTAAAAATTATAAAATAAAAAAAATTTATGATATTCATAAATTTAAAAAGGAATATTCGTACGCTACTTTTTTTTCTACAGACGGATATAATGGTTTTTCAGAAGAAAAGAAAACTGAAATTAAATATAAAAATTATTATTATTTAGATTTTAATTTACAAGATATAATAGGATATAATAAATTTTACAAGACAATTAATATAAATGATTACATAGAAAATTCAGATAAATTTTCAGATGAAATAAGAACATATATATTCTCTGTTTTAATAGATTTTGAAAATAGAGAAGTCTATAAAGAAAAAATAATTGAAAATAAAAACTTTGAAATTCTATATCCTGAAAGATTTGTTGAATTTATAAGAACTAAATTATCAAATATATTATTAAAAAAAGACCCACATATAAAAATAACAGGAGTGTATAAAGAAAATTGTGATTTACATTATAATAAAAAAGCTCTTTCAAAGGACAAAATAAATCAGGAATTGTTTTGTACTTGTGAATATGAATACGATGTAAAATAAGCTTTTTTATGGGGCTTATTATTTTTTTAAAAAAACTCTTGACTTTTTACACGTGATAATATATAATATATTCACGGGTAGAAAGTAGGTGGAAAATGAAAAAAATTGGACGACCAAAAAGTGATAATCCAAGAAATATAAGATTGGAAATAACTTTGAATAAAGATGAAAATGAAAAATTGAAAAGAATGTCAGAAATTTTAAAATTAAGTAAGACAAGTACAATTGTAAAAGGATTAGAATTTTTGGAAAAAGAATTGGATAAATAAAAAAATACCCTCTATCCAAAATGAACAGAGAGTATATATATAATAGTTTTCTAACCAATACTATTATACTATATATTCTCTTAAAAAACAAATAATTTTAGGAGGAAAAAACATGACATTAAAAGAAGAATTAAGTTTTGAAATTACAAAAGTATTTTTCAATGATTACAATGAGGAGTTAAAAGCAGGAGAGAAAGCATTTTCAAAAGAATTTTTAAAAGTGAAAGATGAACTGAAAAAGATAGGGAAAAACTTAATAGAATTTGAAGAAGTGCTGGACAGCTACATTGAAACATTGAAATCGGAATATTTCAAAGCTGGAGCAAAAACGACAGAGCTTGTATACAATTCTGATGTAAAAGAAGCTATTGAAAAACTGGAAGCATAGTATAATAGGAGGATAAAAAATGAATGAATTACAAATAATAGAAGAGAGAGAAGTATTAGGAAGAGAATTTAGAATATACGGAGATTTTGAAAATCCATTATTTCTGGCAAAAGATGTTGCTGAATGGATTGATTATGGTAAAAAATCAAATGGAAGTTATGATGTAAACAGTATGTTAAGAATGGTAGATGAAGATGAAAAGCTGATGCGGAAAATTTTCGTATCAGGTCAAAACCGTGATATGTGGTTTCTAACAGAAGATGGACTATATGAAGTCTTAATGCTTAGCACAAAACCAATAGCCAAAGAATTTAAAAAACAGGTAAAAGAAATTCTGAAAACAATAAGAAAAACTGGAAGCTATTCAAAGCCAATGTCGGTACAAGATGTTTTAATAGCAACATTAGAAGAACAGAAAAAAATGGTGCATAGGATAGAAATTGTTGAAAACAAAGTAGATAACGAAATCAGAATAGACCAGTCAGAACAGAGAAAATTGCAGAAAGCTATAAACATCAGAGTATATCAAAGATTAGATGTAATCAATGCTGAAAAAAGATTAATGTTTCCAGCAATACACAGAGATGTGAAAGACCGATTCGGAGTAGCAAGCTATAGGGATATAAAAAGAAAAGATTTAACTGAAGCATTGGCGTATGTTCAGAACTGGATTGAAAAAGCTGAATTAAGAAATTAATAGAATAGGACACTCGAAAGAGTGTCTTTTTTTATTGCAAACTTAAAACGTTACTTTTTTCTGTATACATTCTTATATAGTGAGAGATTGTGCAAGGAGGTGGAAAATGAAAAAGAGAATTAAAGTTTTTGAAAGCGGAAAATACCCCCAAAGTGAAGATGAATATACAAAAGAAAGAGTGAAGAAAATATTTGGAACTGAAAAAGAAGTTAATGCGATATTTCAGCATTCAAGCAAATGGAAAGCGGACGGGAAAGAACCTGTATTTGTAGGCAAATTTAATAATTTTGAAGTCAAAGAGGACGGAGAAAAAGCAGTAGTGTATGCAGATATTAATTTCAACGACAAAGGAGAACGCTATTATAACGATGACATCTTGAAAGGCGTATCAGTGGAGATACCAAGCGATGTATTGACGAATATAGCAGTTTTACCTGTCGGTGTTAATCCTCAAATAAAAGGAGCTGAATTTGAAGAGCATATAATCGAATTTGAGGAAATAGAGGATAAGAAAGGAAATGAAATGACAAGAGAAGAAGTATTGAAAAGCTTAACAAAAGAAGAAATATTGGCTTATGGAAAAGTTGAGGGGCTTGAAATAAAGGAAGTTTTTCCGAAAACTCCAAAAACGGAAGAAGAAATTAGAGCGGAGATAAAAGCTGAATACGAAGCAAAAGAAAAAGCAGCAAAAGAAGCTAAAGAATTTATGGAAGCTAATAAGCTCAAAATTACCCCTGCAATGAAAGCAAATGGATTAAACGAAGAAATGCTCACAAAAGTTTTTGAAGCTCAAGAAACGGTGGAATTTAGTAACGAGAATGTAACTATAGGAGCATTACTTACTAAGATTTTTGAAAAAATGCCAAGAATTTTAGATTTGGACCAAATTCATAGAGAAATTGAGTTTGAAGAACAAGGCGAGGGAAACAGTGTAAATGAAATCATGAAAAAAGCAAAATCAGACACAGAAAAAATGTATAAGTAGGAGGAAAAATGGCAAATAGAGTAAAAAAAGAAGAATACGAGAAAAAACATCTTGTGATAATCGAAACAATGCCGGGAGAAACTGTTTTGATAGCAAGTGGCAACGGAACTGTAAAAACAGGTCAAGTGCTTGCACAAAAAACTGCCGACGGAACTTGGCATAAGTTCAATAAAGCAGGAACTGACGGCACAGAAATACCAAGAAGAGTGTACAAAGGAGAAGATGACCTTGACACTACATCTGCCGAAGCTGTTGCAGTCTGTGTAAGAGCAGGAATACTGGATAAAGATTTAGTAGTTGGAATAAATGCTAACGATTACAAAGGAATAGCAGAATTAGAAAGAAATGGAATATATTTAGAGGAGGTTAAAAATAATGCCAATTAACAAGAGACAAGCAGAATTATTAGGAGTGTTTGCTGGAGTACCTGTAAATACTTTTAACAAATACTATTTAGAAAAATTTAACGGAACACCATTTATGACTATATCAGATAGCTTCAAGCTTGATGATGTAATAGGAGAATTAACAACATTGTCAATCGTTCCAAGAGGAACTAAAGCTCCAGCAATAAAGGTAAATGGTTTCAAAAGAATAACAATAAAGCCTGACATAATCAAAGGTACAGCAGCAATGACACCGCTTGAAACTTTAGAATTACAAGCAGGTCAAACTGAAACAATAATCAATGGTCAAGTAGTAGACAACAGAACATTGATAGAAAGCAAGAAAATGGCGATACTTAAAACAGGATACGAAAATACAAAAGCGACAATGGCTGCTGAATTGTATCTGAATGGTAAAATAACACTTCCAGTTAGTGGAGATGAAATCGACTTTGGATACGCAGCACCAACAGCAGTAGAGTTCAAAACATCAGACGACCAATGGGAAGTATTCTTGGTAGACAGAATAACTGACTATGTAAGAAAAAATAAAATGTACCCTGAAACAATAGAAGTTGATGTAGATATTCTGAAAGCTATGATGAAAAATGCGAATTTAAGAGAAGTTCAAAAAGCATACAGTATTGCTGAACTTGCTCCTAATGCTGCAAGAAGTCTTGAGCAGACTTATCCTAACTTCAATATCTTGAATATGAGAGTAACTGCTCTTGTACCTGCTGTCGATACAAAAGGTAATGCTATCGATACAGCTGGATTGATGTATTTATCTTCTGCTGCGGAATTTACGAATACTTACGTAGGATTAGAAGTTGCAAATGGTCAGACAACTCAAATGCTGAAAGCTGAATATTTCATCAACGAAGTTGTTGAAGTAGACCCAGCAGGAAAAAAATTCATTTTCCAAAGTGGATACTGTCCAATAATACCTATTCCTGACAGAGTAATGCGTTGGAAAGTAACTATAAAAGCTAAATAGGAGGTATTTTAATGCCTTATGCTTTGAATAAATTGTTAAAAATCCGTCTCGAGCGTCTTGGAATGACCGAGACGGAGATAAATTTAAAGATTGATGAGTTGAAAACGCAGTCAGAAGCTTTTATCAAAATGCGACTTGGAGATATTACTTTAACGACGGAACAAAAAGAAATACTTGAAAATAATTATATCCAGTATGAACTTTTTGCACAATTAGAAATGGAAACTTTTACACAGGATAAGAGAATATTTTTAGATAATCTAATTGATGACATTATAAGACAGCATAAAGACCAAAGAGAAAGAGAAAAAGAAGATAAAAGTAAAAGTGCGAGAATAAGAGTGTATTAGGAGAAGAAATGATTAGAACATTACAGGAAGCTGTTACGAGGTTAAGCGGGAAAAAGTGTGAATTTGGTTTTTATAATGATTTTAGTATATTGCACGACAGCATGTTTTTATTGGAGCCGTCTGGTAGACGCAGTATGACTATTGGAGTTAGTGGCAGAAAAGAATATACAAGTACAATGAACCTTTACTATTTTTATTTCAACCATATCAGCACTAATTCATTAGAAGTAATCGAGGAGATTAACAGTTTGCTTGAAAGAGTAATGGCAGATGAGGAAGTTAAAAAGAAAATAATAGCTATAAATTATGAGTATTCAGCGTCAAACGTTAAGGAAAGTGAAGATGATTTGACTGGAATACTCGAAATAACAATAAGATTAGAAATTAAAGAAAGGTAGGAGAAATGGACGTAAGATTTTTATTAGGGAAACAGACAGCTAAGGGAACACCACAAACTACAGATGTAAGTTTGTTAGCTGCTACTTCAAATTCAGTAAACCCGAATGTAAATAAGGTCAGTTCAAAAGCAATCGGAACTGGTCGTTGGGAAAAAGACGGATTTGTATCGAAAATAGAAGTAAATGGAGATATTGCTGTCGAATTAAATGCAGGACAAATGGAGATGTTTTTGTTAGGAGCTGGATTTAAGAGTAAGACAGTAACTAAGAATTTAGAATTTACTCCTGACGACGCTTACAAAAATTACTTAACATTGATTACTGATAATATTGAGGGTAATATACACGAATTTGCCCAAGATTGCTTAGTATCAAGTATCAAGTTAAATGCACAGCTTGAAGCATATATTACAGCGACAGCTACATTAATAGGAATGGACCATACTATAAATAATGCGAAATTTTCAGGAACTCCGTCAGATTTTAAAGGAAAGCCTTTAATCTGTTTAGGGTCTGTAATAAAAGAAAAAAATACAGATGTTACAGCTGAAATTGAAAGTGTAGATATAACTATAGATAACAAATTAGAGGGAAAAGGAGCTTTAAACTCAATCTATAACAAAGCTATAAGACAATCAGACAGAGGGAGTGTTAGTTTGAATTTACAGTTTAATGAGTTCAATAAGGCTTCATACAAAGCTGCTCACGATATGCTTAAGGCGAATACCGCTTATGCTGTCGAAGTAACTTTTGCAGAGGTGGAAGATAACACTAAGAAAATAGTATTAACATTCCCAAATTGTAAAATAGGTAACGTAGAGGCTACAGACTTAGAGGGAGCAGGAGGAATAAGTAAAGAATTGAATGCTTATTATGACGATACAATAAAATCTCCTGTGAAAATAGTCTTAGAGAACTACTTGCCATAGAAAGGAATTAAATAAATGGAAAAAGAACAAGATTTAAAACCTGCTGATGAGTTAAGAGGTAATTTGAATGAGCAAAAATTAAATCCTGTTTCTGAAAAAGAAACAACGCCGTTACCTGAAAGAAAAGTAACGGACGTTGTTACTTTTAAAAAGAACGACAGTATTTTAGTTGTTGAAACTGTACCGAGTTTCAGGAACTTTCAGAATTATTTAAATAAGCCTCGAAAAAAAACAAGATTTTACAATGACAGAACAGTAATAGAAGAAGTAGAAATTGACTATGAGTTATTTGAAAATCCAAATTTCGAGTTAGTTTTTGGTCAGACTGAAAAAATAATATTAAATGGCGAAAAAGTAGAAAAAGAAAGAGAAAATTTAGTTAAATTTTTAGAGAATGAACCGACTATTTTCTATGAAATAATAAACAAAATATTAGAAAATGCGGGTGATATGGGTTTGATAAAGAGGAACAAGAACGAATAGAAGCAAATTATTATCGTGCTTGTTCAATGTTTGTAAATGGAACCAAAACGCCTCACATTCATTATCAAGTCTTGATTATAGACATCTCTAACTATATGAGATATTTCAGATTTGACGGAATGAGTGGCATATATGAATTGAGATTTTTGCCTTTTTCAAAAGGTATTGATGAACACCCTTATTGGCTTATAGAGAAAATAAATTTCATTTTGAATATGATAAATAGAGTAAAATCAGAAAAGAGGAAATAAAAATGGCAACTGAACAAGACAGATTAGTAACAGTCATCGAAGTGGTAGATAGATACTCAAAAGAAATGAATAAAATGAGAGATGAATTTGAAAAGACTACTAAACAACTTGAAAAGACAAGTAAAGAAGTGTTAGAAGTTGGTAATAATGGTGCAGATAGCAGCGGAGGGATTTCAAAACTCGTTGCTTCTTTTGTTAATTTAAAATCTGTCTTGATAACCGCTGGACTTGGACTGATTACAAAAGCAATAAAAGATGTAGGTATGAAGTGTATTGAAGCTGCAAGTGATATGAATGAGTTAGAGAATATTACAACTCAAGTATTTGAGAGAAGCAGTGCAGAAATTCAGAAATGGGCTGATGAAATTGATACAGCTGTAGGAAGAAGTGTGTATAAACTACAAAATTACGCTTCAATTTACGGTTCAATGTTCAAAGGAGCAGGATTTGAAACAGATGTATTCAAAGAATGGTCAAAAGATTTGACAAAACTGACTGCTGATTTCTCATCTTTCTTCAATGTTGCTGATGAAGAAGCTTTTGTTGCAATCAAGGGTGTTTTAACAGGAGAAGCAGAAGCAATGAAAAGATATGGTTTCATCTTAAATGAAACCACAATGGCTGAATATGCTTACTCTCACGGCGTTAAAGAAAAATGGTCTAATTTATCAGAAGCAGAAAAAATGCAGTTAAGATACAATGCTTTAATGGAAAAAACAGCACATATACAAGGAGACGCTGAAAGAACTATTGACGGTTATGCGAACCAATTAAAAGTGGCAGAAGCTCATATAACAAATATATCGGGAGCTTTAGGGCAAAAAATGCTGCCGTCTGTTGAGGGTGCTTTGCATATGTTCAATGATTTTGCTCAAGTAGTTGAAGATTTCACAAAAAAAAGAAGCTATGAAGATTATGCAATGGATTTTACTCAAGAGAAAGCTGAAATACAAAGTTTGTATGCTGAATATGAGAAATTATCTAAACTGCCAGCAAGAGATACAAAACAAGAAGAAAGAAGATTACAAATATTCAATCAATTATCGGCAAAATATCCTGAATTATTCAGCAATATAAGCAATGAAGCAAGTAAATATAAGCAAGTAGAAGAAGCTGTAAATGGTGTTATCAAAAGCTTAAAAGAAAAAATACTTTTACAAATGAATGAAGATTTTTTTAAAGATATGACAAAAAAAATATCTGATGTACAAAAGAAAATAAAAGATGTGTATGCTAAAGCTGGAGAAAAAACCATACAAATAGAAGCTAAATACAATATAAATACTGAACAAATAGAGAAACTCAAAAGTGAAATCGAAAAATTACAAAAAGAAGATAACATGAGTTGGTTTGACGCTTTTGAAACTTCGATAAAGAATGTTTTAGATACTCACGAAATGACAAGAAAACAAGTTACAGATATGAAAACCGATTTAATTTCTTATTTTTCTATGCTTGACAAAGCTAAATATGTGGAAGAAAAAGAAACAAAAGCTTTGGAAACGTATTTGAAAACACAAGAAAAAACACTTGATGTTTCTATGTCGAGTTTTGAAAAATTAACAGACTTAGTAAGCGGAAGTATGAATACTATTTCTAAAAAAATGAGCAACGTTGATGAAAAAATAAAAAATACTAGACAAGAGGTAATCAATAGTAGAAAAAGAGTAGAGGGCGAAGTTTGGACAAGCACTGGCGAAAGTATGGGTCAGACTGTAAGAACTGGTGGAGATGTAGACGCTAACGTTATTACGGAACACATTAGAACAAGAGCAATGGTCGGTCAAAGCATATCATATGCTATTGGTGGAATTATGACTACAATTAAAAATTTAGGTAATGATATGTTCGAAGTGTCCACGCAAAATTTAAATAAAAACGGAAATGGAAATCTACTCGAAACTCACGGCTTAAATTCAGGGAAACCTCGAATATTAACTGGACAACAAGTAGCAGAAGAAAACAGAAAAAATATAGGTTTAAGCACACAAAAGAAATTAGATGAAATAAATAAAAATGTCAAAAAAATTGGAGGCTCTGGCAAAGGTTCAGGCGGAGGAGGCAAATCTAAAGGTAAAGGTTCAGGCGGTGGCTCTGGCAAAGGTAAAGAGAATAAAAACAAATGGGAAAGCCAAGTTGAAAGTCTCGAAAAATCTCTGAAAGATTTGCAAACACCAATAGACAAATTCAGACATAAGATAGATGAATTGAATATGTCTATCAATAATTTAGAAGTAAAGAAACTTGCCTTTGCTGCACAATATGGAAATGCCAAAAATTCTGATGTTCTTACTAAAGAATTAGAGGGATTAAAAAAGTTACAGCAAACAGCTATAGAAGCTTCTGACAGTGCTACAACGGCAGATTTAAAACTTAAAATAAAAGAAAAAGAATTTTTGATTGCTCAATCGAAATTTTTGGAAGATTTAATATCAGGATTTGAAAAGAAAACAGAACAGTTGAAGTTTAACTTTAGAAATCCTGACGAAGCAACACAAAAGGCAGTAGCAGAATTGCACGAGAAAGCGACAGAATATTATAAATATTTAGCTAATGATACTCGTGAGAAACGTGAGAATGGTTTATTAACAGAAGCAGAAGCTCAAAAACAGCTTTCTGAAATATTTAGAAGTCAGATTGAAGTTATTACTAAAATTAAAGACTATTCGCAATATGTCAATCTGAAAATAGGAAGCATTTTACAAGAAAGAGAAGCTTCTGACACTGGCTTTAAAGAAGAAGCAGAAATGCAATCATTAAAAGAAAATACTTTAGGTTCAAATATCATTGAAAAAACTCAAAATAGCATAAAATTAATTGAACAGCAGAGAGATAAATATTTGAATGATTTAGTAGAGTTTCATAAATTGCTTGGGGCTAAAAGCTTAAAAGAAGAAGATAGAAAGAGAATAGAAGAAGAATTAAATAAAACGAAAGATAAAATAAAAGAGTTTGTTAGCGCAATAAAAGACAGTAAAGTATTTTCAGATTTAGCACAATCGCTTAATAGTTTAGACTTCGGGAAAACATTGAATGAAAATATATCAAAGGTTATTGAAGAACAAGTAAAAGAAGCTAACAAAACGAATGAAGTTTATATCGATGTAACAAAAGATATAAGCAGAATTGTAAAAGAAAAAGTGTCTGATTTAGGCGGAATGGTCAAAGAAGATGACATACAGAGAATAAGAAATACTGTTATTGAAGAACAAATAAAGATATATGCAGAAAAAGGCGAAGTTGAAAAAGCAGAGATACTAAAGAGAATGCAATTTAACAACGCTTTAGATAATTTGAATACACAGTTTGGAAAGCTTGGCAATATATTCTCGCAGCTTGGTAATATCACTGGAAGTCAATCTATGAACTCAATGGCTGGAATAATGAACAGTATGCAAGGATTTGGGAATGCACTCAAAGGAGCTGGCATTGGAAGTTTAAAAGACTTCGGAAAATTATTTACAGGCGGATTTAACTTTAGCAATATTCTGTCAGGAGTTGGCGTAATTACATCAGGTTTAGGTATCGTGAATTCAGTTTTGAGTTTTGGTAAATCAGCTAAAAAGAAAGCAGCAGCAGAAAATGAACAACGTAGACAACAAGCGGACGCAAAGTATAATGAAGATTACAAGAAAAATGAAGAGTTGACTAAGGCGATAAAAGACTTGACTAACTCAATTCAGGATATGACAGTAAAAGTTATAGAAAATATTTCTAAAAATACAAGTGATGAAAATATAAACCGTCAAACAAATTACTATAAACATTTAATTGACAGTACAGGAGCAGCTTTTAATGAAAATATCATAGCAAGTGGTCATTCAAATAGCAGAAAAAGAAAAGGCTTTAGAAAAGTAACTAATACTAACTATGGCAATTTCAATACAAGTTTTGACGAGTATTTTGGAAGCATTTGGCAAAACTGGAAAAGAGATAGTGCTTCATTGCAGCAATTTTATGACCAATATTTGCAGAATTTCAACTTGCATAATTTAAGAATGAGATTAGGCACTCAATACCTTGATAAAAATAATATTGAGCAAGTGAAGAAAAACTTCTTAACTTTCATAGAGAGTATGAGAACAATGGAAAATTATGCAAAAACATTACCTAAAAATGGTTTGTTAGCAAGCTTTGAGGGAATGAATGTAACTGATATGTTCCAACAAAGAAAAGAGTACGAAGAACAGCTGAAAAACATCTATAAAACAATGGGGAGAGACCCTGAACAATACAGATTAGAAATTATTCAGAAAGTAAATGAGTTAGTAAAGGGAGATAAAATCATTACTACTGCATTTGACCAGGTTAGAAACAGCGTTATTGAACAAATGGCAGAGGGAAATAAAGCCATTGACGGTCTTACTCAAGGTCTTAGAGGATATTTCAATAACATAAGCAAAAACTTCTCAAAAATGATATACGACATGAATATTCGAGGTGTAGAAGATGAATATAATGCTAAGTTCAAAGAAATTTCAGAAAAATTAGTTGAAATGAGACAACAAGGACATTTGGATATAGGTAGATTTGTAGGAGAGAATATGGACTTCACAAGCCTTTTTACACGTTTAAAAAGTGTTGACCACATTCACGGTGCAATGAAAACTATGGTAGAAAACTTGAGGAGACAAGCACGAGACGCTGGGCTTAGCGAAGAAATGATAAATACAATGTTTCCTGATAGCAAATTGCAAGAGAAAATAAATAAAATACAGAATGCTTTAAAGACAGCAATGGAAAGGGCATTGGATACTAACAGCTATAATCAATTTACTATGAGTTTGGGAGACAGCATTTATCAGAACGTAAAAGAGGGATTAGTAACAGCATTTACTGAAAGTGCTAAATATAAACAGCTAATGGAAAAATACTTTATAGACAACGATTACAAAAGATTGATAGACCAAGCTACAAATTTCAAGGACGCATACGAATTAATTAAACGGAAACAAAATCAAGTAGAGGATATATTGAAATCTCAAGGGTTAGACTTTAGAGGTACTAATGCGGTCAACGGAGAATATCTTGGTGGAATGAGGACACAAGAAAATTACGCAAGAACTCGTATAGCAAACGAACAAGCGTCATTCAATTTTAATCTAAATATTGAAAACAAAGGTTTTTTGGCTGTGAATGACTTAACTGAATATTTGAAGAAAGAAATAAAAAAATTTCTGCATAAAGCTAAAAAAGAGGAGGCATAGAAATTGGTTTCAGATATATATAAAAATCTTACTTATTTAGAAGAAAATAATTTGAAACACGAAATAAAAGTTTTTAATACAACAAGAAATGTGGAACTTACAGATTATTTAGAAATGACAGATTTAGCAACAAATAAGTTTTTGGAGAATGAAAGCAATGCTATTTCTCCTAACACTTTAAATCTCACATTTTCTCTTAGAAAGAGAGAAAGAGAAAAAATACCCGACTATTTCGACCAAGTTGAAGATGATTTTTTCGATAATGATAATTATTTCGACAATTTAGAAGATATACGTGATTATTTGGTTATTGAGGGCGACGAAATTAGAGTTACAGACACTTTTAATAGCGAAACTATAGATTTATTTGTCGGAGTTGCTAAAGAGTTAAATTTAAGAGAAGAACTGCTTTACAAGTATCTTAGATTAGTTGTTAAGGACAGAACTTCTGACGGATATTCTAAAAGATTTGACAAAGACTATACATACATTGATTATTACATCTTCAATAAAAATGAAAAAGAACGTTCTCTGCTGTACATTTTAGCTAAAAAAATAGGGTTTTCTGATGATAAAATTGACATAGAGGATATTCAGTATAGCTTAGGCGATTATATTAAAATCTCGACGGCAAAATTCGAGAAAGACAAAAGTATAATGCAAGAACTTGCTGAAATTGTCAGAAGTGTTGTAGGAAATGTATATGTCAAGAATGACGGAACATTAAAAATAACATCTCTACTCAATCAGAGAGATACGAGAGAAATAGACTACACTTTAAAGTTAGGTAATATTTTAGAATATCTTGAAGCATACGAAAGTGTTGCTACCCAAAATAAAGTTGAAGTCAAATTTACTGAAAATAAAGTTGAAAAAAGACAAGTCGTATTTGCTTTAGCTGGACAAAATGCAAGTGCTGAATTAGACGACGCAAGAGTTATAGTCAAAGCAAATACCGTTAAAAATGATACTTACTGGTTGATAGAGTATATCACTACTAATGTCCGTAATCTCGACAAGAGACCCGAGGTTAAAGCATACAAAATGAACCATTTAGGAGCAAGAGAATACATCAACTATACAGATTATGTAATAGAATTAAACGAAAACAAAGGGAAAGTGAAGTTTCTGAACCCACACGGATTTGATATTTTTATCGAAAAATTCAAATTGTACGGAGAACCTGTCTTTGAATACGAGGGCAGTAATGTAACTTACACTGAAAAGGTTTTAAAAGAACACGAAATTGAATTGAAAAGTATCGAAAATAAATACGTGCAGGAGTTAAGACACGCCCAAGTTACAGCAAAATACAGTTATTTCCTTAATTGCAGAAATGTTAAGAAATTCAAATTAGTTTGCAACAGTGTACCATTTTTGGAGCTTGAAGATGTAATAAAGCTAAAATATGGAGAATACGAAACAAAAGTTCAAATTACAAATATTACTCAAAAAGCAGATAGCACTGAATTAGAATTAAGAGAATTTCAAATATTTGAACCAGCTGCAAACAGATTTGAAAACAATAGAGTTAATTTGCTTGATAAAGAAATATTGAAAAACGGTACAGTTGATTTCGGTAGAATAAAATATCCTGATAAGAAACCGCCAGCTCCAATCGGCGTTACTGCTGAACACCAATTTTTAGGTTTTGGAATACGCTGGCAAGCTTTAGAAGCTAAAGATATAAAAGGCTATCTGATGTATATAAAATCAATAGATAAAGATACTGGACTGCCTGACGGAGTTCTTGATACTAAGGTAAGTGTTGGAAATGCAACATATAAAGTAGTAAAAGCAGAAGTAGGAACTTATGAGGTATTCATCACTTCTTTGAATATGAATGGTATTGAAAGCGATAAATCTGAAACGGTTGTAGCACGCAGCTTGAAAGTAGACGGAACACAAATGAATGTAGACGGAGATAGCTTGGTCGTAGATACAACGAAGAAAAGCAAGCCTTTGGTTTTAGGTACTGTATATGCTAAAAATTTAGGAGCTAATTCAGTAACAGCAAATGCAATAGCAGCGGAGTCTGTTACAGCAAATAAACTGTTATTTGCTAATTTGGACGGTCTTTATAAAGACCCAAGTGGCGGCATAATGGTCAAGGGAGACAAATTAACAATAACAACTCTCACATTGTTTGAAAACGATGTTCAGTTAAATGGAAAAGTAATTGGAGAAAACGGAATACTTGTTGAAAGTAATAATAGAAGAACGAGTGTAAAAGGTGGAAAAATAAGTTTCGAAGAAAAGAATAACGTTGGAGAATGGAAAGAAACAAGAGTTATGCGTAAAATGGCTGCTGGAGTTTACAGGTTTTTTAAAAACGGAAGCGGCAGTTGGGTAAACTTGAGAGAAATAACAAATGGTGTAGAGTGGGAAAGTGTAACGATAGTGGCAGCTTTGGAAAGCTTTGACATTAACCCAAATGCACGACAAATGTTTTGTGATGTGATAAAACATCCTAATGACAAGCATTTGTTTCAAATCAAAGTCGGAGGTGCAACAAATTATCAAGAAACAAATATACTTTTTTCGCGAGGGAGATACACTTGGGAATACGCGGTTTCAGACCAAGTTTTGAATAGCATAACTGGAGAAAGAACTTTGGGAGAAAGAAAGGTAATATTTTCGCAAAGTTTATCAGATGTAAGTGGATTTACAGCAGAATATACAGCAACAAGAAAAATATTTTACAAAGAACATGCGATGTCATTCAAACGTAGGCGTAGAGCTTGGTATATGGTTTTTAATGCAAAAATGATATACCGTTTTACTCCAAGAGGTCAAAACAACTGGTCAGGTTGGATAGAGGGAGCAGCTGCTAATTTAGATAGTGGCAACACAGGGCAAAGGTTCGATGTAGAAATTCAGTTTGTTTGCGAGAATGTAACTTTAACAGAAAATAATACAGGTTACGAACCGAGAGCAGATACTTTTGGAGAATTAAACATAAATCTGTATTTTTCAAGGACTGTTCAAGGAGAAATATTCGGAGGAACAGCAACGTGGATAGCTTTCGAGGGTTCAGTATTACACCATAACAGAATGGAAAGGTGGTCGGGTCCTCACTATAAAGGAGTGATAAAATGAGTATAAAAGATAAAATAAATGAAAAATTGGTTGTCGACGGATTAGAGTATCCATTTAACAGTGATATTAGAATTAAAATAAATCAATTTTATAAATTGGATACTGCTGAAAGATTAAGAATTTTGCTTTTAGCTGAAACCGTCGACAAAGAACTTGAAAAAACTAATAAAAAGATAGACGCAATAGATGTAACCAAATTTGCTAAATTAGACGAAGAGAATACTTTCGCTAAAAAAATAAATGCAAATGGCGGAGTTTCATTTGAAAACAAAGAAATAATGAATGTTGATAAAACTGGTTCAGGACAATTAAATGTAGGAAATTCAAATTTACTTCTTAATCTGATTGGGAGCGGTAGAATACATTATAATGGAGAGGAACTGAAAACAGGCGGTAGCGGCACATCAGGAGATAAATTTGAAGTGCTTTTTAAAGGAAAAAAGGTTCTTAGAATAACTTCTGATACATTCAATGGAAGCAATCCCCTCTTTGATTATTCTGATTTGGTAAAAAATAAAGATTATAATTTTATTGTTTTTACCACAAAAGCTCAAGCAGGAAACTTAGTGAAAGGAAATGTTTCAATAGTTTTAAAAGATTGTGTTGATTTTCTCTATTTTTATCCTGGAAACAAGATATATGATGTTTCTAAACCAGCAATTATTAATGATGAAACAAAGACAATAAAAGTTTCTCTACCTAACAATAGTTTAAGAGTAGGAGATGAGTTTGAAATAACTCAAATAGCAATATTCTAAGGAGGAAAAAATGGAAGATAAAAAAAACAAATGGTTAATAGAAATAGTAGACGGAAAACCTCAAAGCTATGTAGATTGTCAGTATTTAAATGACGAGATTAAGTATTTTGATGAAAGTGTAGAGGTTCTAAAATCAGAAATAAACATCGAAGAACTGCATTTATACAAATTTGAAAAAGGAAAACTTGTAAAAGCAAAAGAACTCGTCAAACTTGAAAAAGAACTTGAGAAGCAAAACAAAATAAATAATATATTAAGAGAGTTATCTAATTTGAAAGTTGAGTATTCAGAAGCAGAATTTTTGTTTCAAGGTAAATATTTGCAGAAAAATAGAGAAAAAGGAGACAGAGATAACTTAATGGGTCTTGTAGTCTTATTAAGAGAAACTGGGCAAACAGAATACAATGGCTGGAAAGTTATAGATAAAGATACGAGAGAACACGTTTATTTGAAATTGACTTTAGAAGAAATGAAAATACTGGCTCTGCATATGCAAGAGCAAGTAACTAAAGCAATGAAAACGGAGAGTGCTTTGATTGAGAAAGTTAAGACTTTGAAAGACAATGAAATAGAAGAATTTAATGCAAGAATTGAATTTGATAATTTATGGAATAAAAAGAAAGGAGTGTAATAATGGAACTTGAAAAAGGAAAGCTGTACATTAGCTTTCATAAACCAAAATCATTAATTGGTTTTCTGATAACGCTTAGAACACTCGGGAAATATAGCCACTGCGAATTGATTTACAATGACTATGTGTATTATTCAAATCCTGGCGGAGTTCGCGTTAAGCCTTTTGTTTACAAGGATAATATGGATATTTACGAGCTTGATGAGAATATAGAAATATCTATTGTGCTTGAAGAATTCAAGAAACTCAAAGGAAAAGGGTACGACTATTTGGCGATACTGTTCAGCCAATTATTTGAAATCGGAATAGAGAAGAAAAATAAATACTTCTGTTCTGAATTGTGTCTTTTCTTAATAAACAAAGGACTTGACGAAAGCTTAACATACAATTTAAAGACATTAAAGGCTAATCAATTTAGTCCGTCAAAACTATTTAAATATTTAAAATTTATGGAATTATTAGGGAGAAAGGTGGAAATATAAATGACAGACAGATTTGAAAAAATATTTGACTATCTACTGAAAGTTGAGGGCGAATATTCAAATGATAAACACGATAAAGGTGGGAAAACAACTTGGGGGATAATCGAGAGCGAGGCAAGACAGCACGGGTATAAAGGAGATATGCGTAATTTCACTAAAGAAATGGCAAAAGATATTTATAAAAAAGATTATTATTTGAAAAACAGACTGAATGAAGTAAAAGACGATAGAGTGGCATTATCAATTTGTGATTTTATCGTAAATTCAGGGACTTGGGGGGCTAAGAAAGTTCAACAAGTTCTTAATAGATTAGGGTTTAATCTTGCTGTAGACGGAAGAATTGGAAAGATGACGATAGAAGCATTAAATAGCATTGATAGCGATAAATTCTTAAAGTTTTATCACGAGAAACAGAGAGAGTTTTACAATGCTATAGTAAGTAAAAACAGCACTCAAAAGAAATTTTTGAAAGGCTGGTTGAACAGGGTAGTAAGAAAAGAAGAATATATAAAAAATAATTTTTAAGGAGATGATTAGGAATGACAGAATTAATGGTAAAAATGTATGTTATTAACAAAATAGGAGAAATGGCAAAAACTGCTATTTACAGAAGTGAGATTGTAAATGCAGGAAAAGCAGGATTTGAAAAGTTTGAAGCTGCTGTGAATGGATTTTGGGATAAAGTAGAGGACTATATCACTAAAGAAAAAGAAATTGACAGAAAGCTGATACCTGACGCGATAGAACATCTTGGAGAAGAAGCAATACAAAAGGCTGTTAAAGTGTTGAGAACTGAATTAGATGTAAGAAAACTAATACAGGATATTTTCAACTTAGAAAAAGCAGCAAATCCGTTAGCATTATAAAGATTTTTGGAGAGATTAGAGAGGAGTTTGACTTAAATTGAAAGTAAATATCGAAACAATAACAAGTTTAATTTTCTTACTATATGGTACTTTACTTGGTTTTTTAGGAAATATAACATTCAGAGCAAACAACAATATAAACATAAAACCTTTTTGGACGAGGCTTCTAAACGGAGCTTTGTCAGAAGCATTATACGTGTTCTTGATGTTATTATTTCCCGATATTTTGAAAATTGATGTAGTTGTAATGTTTGTAATTTTCGGTATTGGCTTTTTTATAGAGCCATTATCAGGACTTACACTCATTAAATTACCTTTATTGATTGACAAAATAATAGATAAACATTTTCCCGAAAGGAAGTGATTAAATGTGATAAGCGGAAAAAAAACTTTGTGGGAAACTCTTTTTCCCGGCAAAATTCACAAACACGCACAAAAAAATGAGAAAATTAATCAAGCAAACAAAACAATACTTAGAATAATTCTATTTTATTTAATTGAAAATACTATTCTGATTAAAATTAGAGATTTTCAATTTGTGAGAAACATTTCAGAAATAGCTAAAAGAGGAGAAACCCCACCAACAGAGGTTATACAGGATTTGAGAAACTTAATGGTGGTAGAGAATTTAATAGTAATAATGATAACGACAATAATTTCAGTAGCGTTACTTTATTACTTCAATAACAAAATGTCAAAAGGTAGCCAATAA